GGTCTTGGCTCTCTTTCGGTTTGCCGAATATTTTTCCACCCTTGCTGTCGGTAAAATATCCAGTTCCATTTTCTTTTGTGGTCATGTATTCGATGTTGTCGATAAACGAACCAAGGTCATTTTTAAAATTCTTGCTACCGAAAACAGTGAGTCCCTTTTTGAAACTGTCTAGGGTCGCTGCTATTGCCCCACCGTTTGACCTGGTGAGAATCATCGTCGGATTATTTATTTGTCCGATTATTCCATCCACAGCCGAACCAGATTGGTCCGTCTTTTTACCAGTCATGCGCTCTTTTCTTCCAAGTAGAGACAAGAAACGATTTCCCATTCCAGCAATCTCTTTGCCAAATCGGAACGAGTCGGTTATCGGCATGTCGTACTTGGCGTAAGCGTCATTTAGCGTTTTGCCATCAGCGCCGCGCCAGGCATTGATTGCCTGGTTTGTGTCGCCAATATAAACTCTCTGAATACCGTTTGAGCCCTTTAGGATGCCAGCGAACACTGGATTCATATCCTGTGCTTCATCGACCATCGCAACGTTGACCATTTCTGAATTTCCTATATCCGGATTGGTCAGGGCCCACATTTTCGTGATGTGAGTGTTCGTCATTGGGAGCATGCCCTCACCCTTGCCGCTGCCCTTTGGGGCTACTCGCGGCGTATTCATGTCGGCCCACATTTTTTTTGCAAACGGGATGAGTTCAGCGATAATTTCTGGATTATCTACTGCCATGTTCCCGTTGTATGCTCCAGTAAAATGCTGCTCGCCTATTTCTGAATCGCTACTAATAGCAAAGGCATCCACCGCCTTAGACACCCTCTTGTAAACGTCTGTTGCCGATAGCTCTTGCCCCTCATCGACCATTGACTTTACGCCAAGATATGACGCTCGGTCTCCAAATGTTTTTATTGGCTTGATATGACCTGGTGCTTGGTCAAAACTCTTTGTGGTCATCTGAGGGTTTATTGAGCGCATCGCGTTATACGAAACACCATCCATCGTCATAACGTTGACATTGTCTGGCATCCCTCTTTTAGCGACATCGTCTTTGGCGTTTTTGTTGAAGACCAAATACAGGACTCTTGCGGATGGGTCTACATCTTTTAGTCTTTCCGCAAAGTTGATTACAGTGGTTGTTTTTCCGGTTGCAGCCAATGCCGATATCTTTACGTCTTCGCCAGTCATCATCGCGTCTATTGCGCGAGCCTGTTCTACTGTTGGCTTTCTGTTTGCTGCAACTTTTGGATAGTCATATTCCGGAATAGATTCAAGTTCCGTGATAGCTCTTTTTTTGTTGGAGAACGGAATGCTAGGTGAGTCTTGGCGAGATGCCTCTGGGGCACTCTTCGGTTTGGAGCCACCAAACATTTTGTCCAATGCTGCCCATTGTTTTTCTGATAATTTTCCACCCTTGCGGTACTGGCGAGCAACGCTTGCGGCAAAGCTTTCCGTCCCATCAGATTTCTTTTTAGCGGCAGATTCGGCAGAATCTATGAGTCTTTTTTGCGTATCGGAATCTGGTGTGCCTCCCGAAGATAGACGCGATGAATCTTTTTTACCAGAGGACATTCTCTCTGATTTGGAGACCTGCTCCAAGAGACTGTCTGTGATGCGATTTTTTTCCACCAACGCACCGACAGTACCGTCGGTCTTAGATTCTTCAATTTCTTTATCCCAATCCATCGTTGGGTCGATGACGCGAGAATTGCTCTCTAGGTTGAAATCAAAATCTTGCTCAATAAATTTATCGAGCGTATTTCCATCTTTGTCTGTTGTTATTAGAACAGCAATATCGCCAGAATACATTCGAGCCACATTCCCGCGGACGAATTCATCTCTTTCTAGCAGCTCATATTCTGGTCCTGTCCCAGACACAACTACGCCCCTACGACCATCGGTAAGTTTTACCGTGTGTCCGACGAGCTCTGCCCCATCTTGGTGGGACATTAATTCATCTTGCACCTCGACGTCAAAGTCGAGTTCGGGATTGTTGTCCCTACTCCTATTAAACATCTCATATTGGCCTGCACCGTAAGCGGAGATATCCAGCGGTTCGGTGTCTTTTGCCATTTGCTTTTCAAGGTCTGCTACGAACCTGCCACTACCCGCAGTGCGTCCAGAAGAAAGCTTTCCATCTTTGTTCAACTCGTCGTATAGTGGGCCTCCCTTTTTGTATGCGTCGTAGTCTGGGCTGGCCTCGTGTTCTGCTGTGGCTTTCAAAAAATTCCGCATGTCCTCTTCAGACATGGAGTCTTTTATTGCGTCATTAAGGTTGTAGTTAGGTTCACTTTCACTGAAGTATCCGTCGTCGCCAGGGCGGTATTCGTAGTCAGATTTTTCAACACTGTATCTAGTGTTCAGATAGTCCCAAACATCGTTTTGGTTACCGTACCTTGCAAATTCCTCGTACATTTCGCGCTGAAGGTCGCTAGGTTGCGGCCCTCTTGCAAGCACGCCTCGCCTGTAAGGTATAAACGTTTCTTCTGCAGAAAGTCCATCAATTTCTTTAAGGCGTTCGGCTAGCCCGCCCGAAGAAAGGGATGGGCCAGATGGTTTCCGTTTTTGTGAATTTTTTTCTTTTAAAAGTTCTTTTGCATATTTAATTCTGGCCTGTAACGCCCTACGCTCATCACGCAATAGCGGGTTGTCCCCCAAATCGTTAAGCCTGTCCTCTGTCTCTTTTATTTTTGCTTTTAGAAATTCAGCGTCAACTTCGCTATCTTCCTTACCTGAAGAAAGTTTGCCCTCTGAATTGAGTTTGCGAAGTTCTTGAAGGTCAGGTCCACCCTGTGAATCTTCACCTTTTTTCACCTTCTTTAATTTCTTTTTCTTGTCTCCTGCGTCCAAAAGACCAAGGCTATTTAGGCTTTGATTAAGGTTGGCAATGTACTCTTTGCTTCGCTCCCGTACATCTGGATACTTTGCCTTAACATCATCCTTGATGGCGGACTCGATTCCATCCCAATTGTCGGAATCATCTTTGCTATGTGCATCAATGTAGGCGCCAACAGACCTTATGTAGCTTGAAAACCAGTCGCTATATTCTATTGATGCTTTTGCCTTTTCGTTAAACTTTGCAGGGCGCTTCCTTACGGAGTCGCCATTCCACATAACTCGTGATTGGTTTACGCCAATTTCACGACCACGCAAATAGTCTGAGCTAAAATTGCTGTCAGAGTTATAGCGTGGAACTTCTTGCCAACCAAGACCCTGCTCTTCCCACGCTTTTGCAATTGCCTCGTGGTCTATACGCTTCTGATTTTCTTCGGCGTTAGGAAATTGCTTTTCCATGTCCTCGGAGCGGTCGGCGTGTCGACGAAGGTTCCTTGTTCCGCTAGAGAGTTTTTCTTTACCATCTGGTTTTGCCGTATCAACTAGCTGACGCCTGGATGGCTTGGGGTTGTTTATTGAACCAGGGCCGTCTGGTGTTGGGTCTGGCTGTTCCCAGCCTGGGACGTTGTCAAACAGCGTTCCATCTAGGTTGCTGTCACGACGAGTCCTTGGGTCAAGGTCTCCACTGGGGACTCCCATGCCGCGTCCGCCACGGCGCTTCTTGCCGCCGATGTTCGGTCTATCTATCGCGCGGCTAGCTATTCTGCGGCCGAGCGCTTTTTCTTCAATACTGCTAGAAGCTATTTTTTTTTTTAAAAGAGCGTAAGCCGAGTTCGTTGCTGCGCTGATTGCGTCTTTTGATTCCTGGTCGAGCGGTGAATTGATTACAATTCCGTACTCGTTGACGGTGGTATCTATTCTGTGGTACTCAAGAACTGGGTCGATTACCGACTTAAAATAAAATGCGTCCTCAAGATTGACAGGAATTACGTATGACTGGTCTTGCGCCAAAAATGAGTCAAGACCCTTCTCCTCGAGCTCTCTCTCTTCTGTGCCCCACTCTTCGAGCGTCTTGTAGGAGCGACGCTTCTTGCGACGCTTCTTAACCGTGTTGCGCAAAGCACCAAGAATAAACTCGCCTGGGTACTTGGCTTCGATGTCTTCGACCATCTTGATTTCATCATCATCAAGGATGTCATTGTATTGTTTTTTGCCAAAGCCGACTACAACGCCATCTGGAATAATTGCGAATCTGCACTTGGCTTCATCTTCGACCTTGAAGTCAAGAATCTTGCACTTACCTTCACCTTGGTAAAGGACGCAGTTTGAGCACTTGACGCCAATGTCCTTTACTTTGTTTTCTGCTGGAGGATAGTATCCGGCCCAAATGCCATCACCGTCTTCATCAAACTTTCCGTACTTGCTGGCAATACGAACAAGCGACTCAGCAAGCTCGCTCTCTTCTGCGCCAAGCTCCGGCTTCTTATTCTTGTCAGAGCCTTCGTATTCGACAGGCGCCAACGGAACCATAACCATTCCGCCATTGACTGGCTTCATTGCGACAGGCATTGCCATTCCTGGATTGTTTGTTGATGGCTTGCTGGGTTTTGCAACAACACCTGGGATTGGCGAAGGACCAGATTGAACTGCTGGTTTTGGTTGCTCGGCCTGAATCAGTTCTGGCTTGCCAAACATGTACTCACTTCCTGTGAAGTGGTATCCAATTCTAAACTTTCCTTTTCCTGGCTTAACAAAAACAATAGAATTTTCTGTAGCCTCAACAACCATTACTGGACCTGCCGCACGGCGCGAAAGCTCCGCAACAACGCCAGCCAACTGGGGTCCGCTTATTCTTTGCGAAACACCCTCGTCGAAAAGTCCGTCCCTTCGGGGACCCTGTGGTGCAGGGGAACCAATAACCATCGGCATCATTCCGTGCATCTTCTCTTCGTCGCTCTTGACAGAGATTGTTCCTGTCAATTGGTTGGCTCCATGGAGGACTGGGGAAACTTCGTACAACTCTACTTCGTAAAGAACATTCGCCTGAAGGTTGTCGTCGTATTGTGCTCTGAGGGTTTTGTAACCGATTGACCACTCTTGCTCTTCGCCAAAGAAGGCTACGTTAGCAAATGCTTCTTTGCCTTTTTCTGACTGAAGATTGAACTGCACCTTTGCGTACAATCCACCGATGCCAGCCATCTTCATCTTCATTGGAAGTCTCTGGTCTGATGCTGGAACTTCGTATATTTCTAGAACCTTGCCGATTGGGTCGTTCCAGTTGTGACCCCATACGACACGCGGCTTGCGGCGCTGAAGGCTCTTAGCGAATGCACCAGTGGCGCAGATGTCGCCTACTGAATCCTTGTTGCCAATTCCAGAAACAAAACACTCAACAATTCCCTGTGCTTCATCAAGGTTGATGAGGCCATTGGACGCCTTGTATTGAATGTTTCCGAAATTAGAGTTTGGCATAGCGCTCCTTGGTTCTAAACGATATTAGAGGACCAACAAGTGCGCCCACAGCAAGTATTGGTATAAAACAAAATAGTTTCAGTAAATGAATTGGAAATCTGTTGTTTTACTGAAAGTCGCTAGATGAACTGTCCGAACTTCCACGCTCTGCGTGATTCGTCTTCTGCAATCTCAATGTTTTGTTTTCCAACCAGATTCGTGTACATGCTCACAAGGGCTCCACGGAAGGATGCCGCCCTCTCTTCTTCGCCCATGACAGAGAGTGAGTTGAACATCATCGAGGAGAGCTGGTTAAAGTTTTCTATGTTAATGCTCTTTATGCGAGCCATTTGAGAATCTATTTGTGCGTCAAGGTCTGATTTATTTATACTTTTTTCAGACTTTTGCCCATATCCCTCATTGTGCATATTGAATGAGTCTTGAATAATCGCCGAGATGACTGGTCGTATGTCCTCGTCCATTTGCTTATCCCAAACCTCTGGGGAAAGAATCGAATCTATTTCCAGAGTGCCAGCGAACAATGACTTCTTAGCTTTTGCGCCGCTTGATTTCTCAAGAACAACTCGTTGCTGTCTCTCGATGACTCGCTCTATGCTTCTGCTGAGTATCTCGTTCCACCTGTTCAGCGCCCCTATGCTCTTCTCTTGAAGGTCATCTTCCATGGATTTGTACATCATCTGTGATTGCTCTGCAGATGCTGCACCACCAGGTACCGGCTCTGCGGTTGTCGCAACGGCAGCAAGGGCCTCTGGGGGAATCGTGCTTTGCGCCAACTGGTCTGGGGCCGGAGCTTCGGTCTGTGCCAAGGCCCCCTGCATGGTATTCGGGTCAAGCGGAGGCTGCCCCTCCATTCCGGGCATTGGCGCTGGCGGCATTGGGGCACCAGGCATAGGTGCTCCCGGCATTGGTGCACCACCCATCTCTGCGGACGGAGCGGTCTCCATTTTTTTCTTTGTATTCGCGATTGGGATTAGGTTTGGATTCATGAGCAGGGAGTCGGCAAGGTCTGCTTCAACTTCTTTTCTTCCGGAACCTATTCTGTACTCGTTGTTACTGATGAGCCCAGTTTGGAATTCCTGCATCAGGTATCTTTCTCGCTCTTGCTTGTAGAGCTGAAGAATTGGAACCTCGCTGGTGTCAAAGTCGATGTAGTACTCGTCATCTAATTCATCAAGTGAGCGCGCTAGTGGCTCAAGGTGCGGAAGCATCGTCTCCATCCAGAAAACACGTATTTCTTCGCTTGCATTACTAAATGTTCGTCCAGCGGCATTACCAATGACCGACTCCGGCACACCAAATGATGCAAGGATTTCTTCTTTTGTAATCTGCCTCATTTGCGCATACGCAACATCTCTTGGCGAGGCAGAAGTGTCTACGTAATCAACACCGTCATCAGCAGAAATAACCGTTGTATGTCCAGCTCGTCCGATGTTTCCACGGAATCTGCTCTTTAATTCTTCCTTGTCGTCATCTTCGATTTCTCCACGCAAAACAAGCAGACCGCCAGGTCTTCCGTCGTTGAGTAGATAGTTTCTGTTGTAAAGCTTTGCCAAGTTCTCAATCTCTATCGCAACGCCAGCCGACTCAAGTGGGGTTAGTGACAGATATGGGTCAAGCGGGTGAGGCCGTCTAATCCAGCAAACATCCTCTGGCTTCATTATGATTTTTTGCCCGTGGGGCATCTGCACCTCATAGCCAGAAACAAACTTTTTTGCGTCCGGTATTGGGGCTGTTGACTGGGGCGGCAAGAGGTTTAGACCGATTATTCTTCCATCCCTGCCGCGGACCTTTTCGATAAATACGCCACGCGTACCAAGCAGAAGTTGGGCGGACATTCTGTATCTAAAAATGAAAGAGTTTTCACCGACGTTCGATTTGGTATTCAAGACCTCAAGCAACGAATTATTTTTTGCCTTATTGCCAACAAGAATCTCCCCATCTGGAGAGTTGTCTTTGCGCAGAATAATTGGGAGTCGCGCTTGATTCCCTGCGATTGCGTCGATACATCTTGCAACCCAAGTAACCTTCTGCATCCCCTCTCGGTAAGCACGTTCGACATCCCACGAGTCCCTGTATGGGCGGCCTGCGTAGCTTGGGTTCTGCGCTACGGGCGCGCCAGGTCCAAGCTCCTTGGATTGTGCGTTTGCGAGCGATTTATTGCTCGATTGATTCCATGCCATATTTACTCAAGACCTAATAGGAAGCCGAAAAAACCACACGCTATGCCTGCCACTATCAATCCGGCAGGTAAGAAAATAAGTGCCGCACCAATACTGGTAAACAGTATAAATGAAATCATGAGCAAGTTGGCGAACATAGCTCTTTTAAATGAGGATTTGATGCGGAGTCGTATGGTCTTAATCCTTAACAGTAGTTTTGACATATCACCTACAGTAGCGCATTCCGTGCTTAACTGTAACAAGAGGCAAATTAAACATGACAACAAACTGGAATCAGGTACTGGAGTATCTCCAACCAAAGATGCCGCCGTTCTGCCCTGAAGAGCCGTCAATAAATCAGAAAGTTTTTTTACGGACCAATTCAATAGAGGCACTTTTTGGCGGCGCTGCTGGCGGAGGTAAATCTTCTGCGTTGCTCATGTCCGCCTTGCAATACGTGGACGTTCCTAATTACTCTGCAATTCTCTTCCGTCGAACATTCGCTGACTTGTCGCTTCCTGGCGCCCTAATGGACCGTTTTAAGTCTTGGGCTGCTCTTTATGATGACATCCATTGGAACAACAACAGCTTCCAAGCGACTTTCCCTTCCGGAGCAAGAATCTCATTCGGCTACCTAAACAACACTGGCGACTACCTGCGTTATAAAGGCTCAGAGTTTCAGTTTATTGGTATGGACGAAGTCACCGAAATCCGCGAAAGCGACTATAGGTACATGTTCTCCCGTCTGCGTCGCCCAGCATCTGGACCCCTTTCGTCGGTCCCCCTGCGTATGCGCTCGGCCTCAAACCCTGCCCCCAATTGGGTTAGACAGCGTTTTATCGTAGAAGGCAAGACTGAGGGCAGAATCTTCGTCCCTTCAAAACTGACGGACAACCCGGGAATTGACGCCGTTTCGTACCGCCAAGCCCTTCAGGCTCTCGACCCGATAGAGCGGCGCAGGCTGGAAGAGGGAGACTGGTGGAGCACGACTCTGGGCACCCTTTTTGACAGAACCTCGATGGTTATTGTCGATGACAGCGAAATCCCTCAAATATCATCATCCGCCAGAGTCGTCAGGTTCTGGGACCTTGCGGCAACCGAGCCGAGTCATTCAAATCCAAACCCAGACTATACGGTTGGAACCCTCATGCTCTTTGACCAAGGTATTGCCTATGTGCTGGACGTCAAGAAGGCTCGTGTCAGGGGCGAAAAGGTCGAAGAACTGATAGCCAGAACTGCTTATGAGGACGGCAAGGGAATCCCGATTCGTATGGAGCAGGAGCCTGGCTCGTCAGGCAAGGCCCTAATGGACCAATATGCCAGATATGTTTTGCCGGGGTACGACTTTGCCGCTATCCGCTCAACGGGAGACAAGGTCACAAGAGCTAGACCGTTTGCTGCCGCGACCGCCAACGGCAATGTGAGAGTGGTCCGTGGAACCTGGCTGTCGGATTGGTTGGATGAGTTTTCCTCATTCCCGGAGGCCTGCGACCACGATGACCAAGTGGACTCCGCGGTCGGAGCTTTTACACATTTAACTGGTCTTGGGTTGCCACAGCGAGGAAGAATCGCTATAGTCGTGTGAGATAACTACACAAACCCAATAAGGACACTACTAAAATGACACCAGAAAGAATGCTTGAAGTCCGTCAATACCTCCTTGCCCTTAGTCGGGAGCTTGACGATTACATTAACTCAAACCCAGAAACAAATTCTGCTTGCGACATTCTGTACGAGCTGAATATGGTCAAGCGGGATGTTTCAACTATCTACGACTCCTTCTCCGTATCTGTCGGCCAACTCATCACCGATGGGAAAGATGTTCAACTGAACAACGGTGGCGTCATTGAGAAAAAAGTTTCATATGAGCGTCGGGCGTGGCAACACAAGGACCTTGCGAGCGTCGTAGCACAGAAGCTGGTGAGAATGTCCGTTGACATCGACACGGGGGAAATCATCAAATCGCCTGAAGAAATAGCGATGCAGGTTCTTGACTACGTCCAACCTTCATACTGGAGGGTCAAAGAACTCTCTAGCCTTGGAATTAACGTGGACAACTACTGCGAAACTGGTATATTAAAAACAAGCATTATCGTCAGAAAGGGCAATGCAAATGACAATCAATAACACCTATCAATCCCTGTCAGAGCCATTTCCAGCAGAGATGGAAAAACGACTTAATAAGGGTGGAGCCAACCTTATTTATATTCCGGTCAGCGAGGTAATCAACCGAATGAACAAAGTTCTTGGCGTTGAGAACTGGTCTTTCACGGTTCATAGTTGGCAACAACTCGGAACGTCGATTGTTGCTCATATTCAGCTTCAAGCAAAGATTAACGGTGAAACCGTTCACCGAGATGGTGTTGGTGGACAGAAAATTAAAATCAACAAGCAGGGCGAACCTGTAGACATTGGCGATGAAGTAAAAGGCGCAGTCTCTGATGCACTTAAGAAGGCAGTCCAAACACTTGGTGTTGGTCTATATCTCGCACGGAGCGAAGATGCAATCGAGATAGAACAAGCCATGGACAGCGAGATGGAAGCAGAGGCGCGAGTGACACCTGAAGTTTCAACAAAATGGGATTCTTTCATGGGAATCGCAAAAAATCTCTCTTCAGAAAAAAGAGAAAAGCTCAACGAATACTGGAGCATGTATAGCAACGGACAGCCAAAACCAAAGCGGGAGACTGTTGGCGAAGATGCCCTAGACAAGCTCATCGCAGAAGCTACAAGGCTTTCATTCGGTGGGGAGTATGTGGTTGTAGATGCCGAGTGAGCTGAAGGCTCCTGACTACCTGTCGCCATCTTCAATTGGCACATTTAAACAGTGCCCGCAGAAGTTTAAGTTCAACAAGATTGACCTAATACCCGACCCGTCAAACCATTGGGCGGTATTGGGCAATTTTGTTCACGACATTCTCGAAGAGATGTACAAACTTCCAGCAGAATTGCGAACTATCGCAAACTGTCGTCCACTGGCAAAACAGATATGGGACGATAAGTGGGAAGAAGAAGCACTTAAAGTTGTTGACGGATTTAAGGTTACTTACAAAATAACTTCATCAAGTGATTCTGAGGCGTTAAACAAATTTCGTTGGGCTGCCTGGTTTTGTGTTGAGAATTTATGGAACCTAGAAGACCCACAGAAACTTGAGCCGACAGGCCTTGAATACGAACTAAACGGTGAGATAGCGGGCGTGAGACTTCGCGGCTTTATAGATAGATACAGTCAGACTGACGGCAAAATGTCACTAACCGTAAGCGACTATAAAACAGGCAAGACACCAAAGTATGACCTGGATGAAAAGTTTTCTCAACTCCTAATCTATGCAAAACTTCTCATCAATCTCGGAGTCGGTGATGTCGACAAGGTTGAACTTTTGTACCTCAAGGAGGGAGTGAAGCTAACACGAGAAGTTACTCATTCCGAAATAGTAAAACTTGAAGAAATGATTCAAGAAACAAAATCGCAGATAGATGAAAAATGTAGAACTGGTGAGTTTGAGCCAAAGACATCATTTCTATGCAATTTTTGTAGTTATAAACGTATATGCCCAGCATGGAGAAGATAATGATGCTCAACGATGACGCATTTGCGCGGATGGTTGCTGAGGAAGTAAAAAACAAACTTTCTCCGCTTCACAAAAAACAATTAATGGATAAAGAAAACTGGGATAGATGGAAAGACGCACTTTTATTCCTTTCTGAAAATCTTAAAGAACAAATTGACGAAATAGACTATGATGCCCAAGCCGATGACGCTAGATATACCGCACTCGGAAGAGACGGAAATAGGCTGGCAATCGAGGCAAGAGCAGCGTATGACTCAAAGCTAAAAAAGGTCAGCAGGTTTAAATTTCACGTTGATAAACGTCTCGACGAAGTGGCAGCGATGATTGAAACTGGTGATGAAATATCCTCAGACGGGTGGGAGCAGGTCGATTTTTACAAGAGGGCAATAGCTACCCATCGTGCGATGTTGAGGGACTACGACCTTGAAGAAACATCAATCGACAGGGCTCTCTGGGCAACCCTTGAAAGCAAGTGGGAGTTTGACCAGATTGATGTTGAGAATCTCTAGTTCAGGTGAAGCCTAGAAAGCCAATCAAAAGAGGCAAGCCGCCCAAGCGCGGTGGCCCAATAAAAAAAAGAAGCGAAAAGCAATCTGGGCTTTATGAACTACGGCGTCCATTTGTAGAAAAGATTCTTAATGAGAGACCGTTCTGTCAGGCTTGTAAAGTTTTTGCACAGCATGACGAGAAGGTGACTTTTATCCAAAACAACAGCATGGACGTCCACGAAATAATTCGTCGCTCACAGGGTGGCTCGATACTTGACGAAGAAAATGTTCTCGCAGTCTGCAGACCATGTCACACCAGGATTGGCAACTATCCACAACTTGCTTTTGATTTGGGTTTAGCAAAACACAGCTGGGAACGTTGATTTTTGACATAAAAAAAGCACCCCATCCAGAATGAATGGGGTGCCTTATTTACTAGAAAGTCTAATTAGCCTTCAACTACAGTGAAAGCAACTGTCATGTTCGAGCCAGCAGTGCTTGAACCGACGGCCGACACATCAAGACTAACGAGAGCACCTTTTGTGAAGTAAAGGTTTGATGCTTGAGCCGAAAGTGTTCCTTCATCTGAAGTTCCAGCGGCAGCAATCGAGAACGCTGCTGCGACGTTAGAGCCAATCTTCAGGTCTGCTGTAAGAGCGGAACCAACTGGGGCTGTGGTTACGGCTACGTAAGCGCCGGTGACAGAACCAGCAAACGGCATAGCCATTGTAACGATGCTGGATGTTGAGAGTCCACCAGCAATGTTCATTGTGATGGTTGTTGGGGCGAGTGATGCTGTTGACATTTTTTCTCCTGTATTGAATTGGGTACGAAAAAAGTATACATCGCCAAATTTCATTTTTAAATAACTATAAAAAAATTTGTTTACAATTAACACTTTCAGTATTTATCGCCCGTGTATTGTTGTAATCCTTAGGACCGTTATAGGTGCGAAAGTCGGGTGGGGAGACTCACTCGGCTTTTGCATGTTCGACACTATCTACTTAATTTTTAATAATAAATGCTTTACTATTTAGCTTTAATAAATAGTGTTACTCTTTTTTCATCTAGCCAACATCTCCTCCGAGTGGAAGAAGGGCAGGTGGTCAAAAGGTCTAGTGGCGAAAGCTACGGCAAATCGAAGACTCGACTGCACGCCACCTGTGTCGCTCGACAAACCCGCTGAACCGGCTAGGTGTTCGGCGGGTTTTTGCTTTTATGGATTAGTATCTGTCCGTGAATATCAATCTGCTTGGGCTTGACCTTTCCCTGACGTCCACTGGGTATTCTCACGACGGAAATACAGGTGTTATATCAACTAGTGAACGGGGAGTTCAGAGGCTTAAAACAATTTCTGAAACAATTAAAAAAATAGTTTTGGAAAATGATATAGATGTTGTCATCGTAGAGGGTTACTCCTTTGCTTCCCGTAGCGGACAGGCTTTCTCCATTGGCGAGCTTGGTGGAGTCGTACGGCTCTGTCTGTTTGAATTGGGCGTGCCGTTCGTAGAGATACCCCCAACGTGCAGGGCCAAGTTTGCCACCGGCAAAGGTAATGCATCAAAAAACGAAGTTATCTCTGCTATTTCCGCCAAGACCGGAATCACATGGGGGAACCCGGGGGCGGATGACAAATGTGACGCATGGATTCTTGAAGAGATGGCTCTTGCCTTTACAGGAAAACCTAGATTTTCTTGGCCAGCAACGAATATGTCCGCTCTGGACAAAGTAGATTGGAGCGCACTACAAGCGAAAGGAAAAACATGAGAAGCGCACCTATTAGCCAAATCGAAATCGAACAAGAAATGCTTCGACTCCTTGGAGAGTTAGAAAAAGAAACTGAAGCATTTGAGGTCCTCGCCGTTGAGGCGGCAAAGAAAGAAGCGAGATACAAGTCGAACTGGGCAAAGGAATATCTTGCTCGTTCTGGCTCAATTAAAGAGCGTGAGGCTTGGGCTGACTACAAACTTGATGACGTCAATTACGAATACAAGATTGCAGAGGCTCTTGTTAAAACCAAAAGAGAAGCACTGTTGTCTTTGCGAACATCAATCGATGCGATGCGGACACTTAATGCAAACGTGCGAGCACAGGTATGAGCGGGATACATCCTTCTTTGAAATCGCTTGCTGTTGACATAGACACGCTTGACTACCTTGAGGGGAATCCGCGAATAGGGAATGTTGAAGCGATTATGGCTTCATATACGGAGTTTGGTCAGGTAAAGCCAATCGTCGCTAAGAAAAATGAAGATGGAACTGCGACTGTTATTGCAGGAAACCACCAACTTGAAGCAGCGGTCAATCTTGGGTGGGAACAGATTGCAGTTATATTCCTAGAGGCTGACGACAAGAAAGCAATTGCTTTTGCGCTTGCCGATAACAGGACTATGGAGCTTGGCTATACCGAGCCAGAATTGCTAACAGACATGCTTCTTGAAATTAGCGAATATTACCCAGACCTGCTTGATGGATTGGGATGGGATGAGTTTGAGCTCGCGTCGATGGAGAGCGACATGATAATTGAGCAGGCGAGAGCTGACAATGGAAACGAAGAGATTCCACAGACCAAGGAAGAGGCCGCGGAGCAAAAGGTTTTTGACGATGCTGTTGACTCAATAAAGGGAATGGTTCAAAGAGATGATTCTGGCGAAAATAGAATAGTTGCCAACTCAAACCTCGACCATTCTGATATTGCTACTCGTGGCTCAACCATTGCCGTTCCTGGCTCCGCACCGCAAGCAGCCGTTCAGTACACAATTGTTTTTGACAACGCAGACCAGCAAGCACAGTGGTATAAATTCATAAAGTGGCTTCGCTCCGACCCGGCCGTAGATGGCGACACAACGGCAGAAAAGTTAATCAACTTTATTGACCCACACATGCCATGACCCGACAAAGAATGTTTTTGAACATCTCGTGTGTAGATGCTGCGCGCCAAAGAATTAGACACGTTTATGACCAGTTCGATACGGTATGCGTACAGTTCTCTGGTGGGAAAGACTCAACTGCTGCTCTCTTGCTGGCAAAGGAAGTTCACGAAGAGCGCGGGCTTGGACCAGTAAAGGTTATCTTTAGAGACGAAGAGATGGTCAGTCCAAAGACCATTGAATATGTTGAGCGGGTAAGAAACTACGACTGGGTGGATATGGAGTGGTATTGCCTTCCATTCATCGCCGAGGTGTGGGTTCTCGGAAGGCGTGAAAGAATCCTTCTGTGGGGAGGTGTCCGTGGCAGCGAGGGAAAATGGGTGAGAGACATGCCACCATGGGCAATAAGCGCCCAGACCTTTGGGCTTAATCCGTCTATGTCGCTTCCAGAGCAAACCGACTACTACACAATGCAGGGCAAGGTTGGCAACGTCGCGTTCATTACTGGCGTTCGTGCCAGTGAGTCAATGGTTCGCTATCGGTCCATTGTTCAGAAACTACATGAGAACTACATCGTTACTCCATACAAACTCAAAAGAGGAATACCGCTTAAGTTTGCAAAGGTTATTTACGACTGGAACACAGATGATGTTTTCAAGTTTATAGTCGAAGAACATGGTTCTGAATATTGCGAGTACTACGACCTTGCAGCATTGACTGGTAGTAATACAAGAGTCGGCATCCCACTCCACTCAATTGCAATCAGAAGAATTGGGGACGTTGTGGCAACAGAACCAGAGTTCTACGACAGACTTGTTGAATGCTTCCCCCATATTGATGCTCAGCGAAGAATATGGAAAGACTTCGATGTTGAAAAGTTGATTTCAAGATACGCAGACGACGGGTTTGAAGGCGCATCAAACTTTATTAACGATTTCATTCTTGGAGAAGAAGCAGCACGTTCGGCAAGAACATTCGTCTCAAAGTTTAGGCAGAAGCGCGCAATAGACCCAAGCGGCTATCCACTCAACTACTTAATAAGAACGCTACTGCTCAATCAGTTTGACTCGAACTCCCCAACACCAGTTGGTCCAAAGACAAAGGCTCATGCCGTAAGAATGATTGAAATAACAGAGGAACAAAATGAAACAATTGAATATTAACTACGTCAAAGCCAGCGACTTGAAGATTCCGGAATGGAAGGCAACATACATACTTCGCCCGGACCTGCTTGTTCTGTCCGCTTCACTCATGGAGTTTGGGTTCATTGAACCAATCCACGTTCGTGCCTCGACCAAAGAAGTAATCGATGGCAGCGAAAGACTCCTTCTATTTTTAAATGTTTCCAGAATTGCCGATGCGCACGGAGACATGATTCCAGTCATTGAGCATGATTGCGATGGGCTCACAGCAATGATGATGCACCTACGCTTCAATCGGGGTCGTGGGACTCTGGTTGCAAAAAAGATTTCGAATATTGTTCGGAAGTTAAAGCAGTCAGGGAAGTATGACCGCCATGATTTTGATACCCTTTTATGCATGAAGACAGATGAGCTAGAGGTTATGCTTGAGGCGTCAATCATCAAGACAAGAAAAATATCTGAACACACATACTCCCGTGCGTGGGTTCCAATCGAGGCTCCAGCGGGCACGGTTGACAATAGCCCTCTTGTTGAAAGACCACCAAATTCAGATAGATGACGATGATATAATGAATTTATTAATCCGTCCAAAAATGAGGAATAATCAATATGCCACAGCCAATTCAAGGACCAACTCTTGCCGACGTAGCAACAAATGTTGCGCGCAGAGAAAAAGAAATTAGAAGCAGGGGAAGGGTTTCTGGTCGTGGAGCAGCAGAGCTTAAAAAGCTTGAGGCGACAGCAAGGCAGGCCGGAGCCAGCAAGGCAGATTTGGCAAGACAACGGGCAATAGCTAAAGAAATTGCCAAATATGGAACTGGAGCAAGAGGCGCTCCATCCACACGGAGACGGAACGCCCTTTTTAATGAGTCTGGAAGAATTGCCAAAAGAGCAAGAGCTTCAGCAGCCAAAAAGCAGGCAGTAGTAGCCAAAAAGGCCGCAAAGGTGAAAGCAGCTAAAAAGACCGCCAAGAAACGAGCCGCCACAGCCAAGAAAGCTGCAAAGAAAACAGCCAGGCCAGCGAAGAAGGCTGCAAAGAAGGCGGCACCAGCCAAGAAGGCTGCAAACAAGCGTCGCTAGAACTCAATTATTGAGTTATAAATAATTAGTGCTTTTCTTTAAAGTGCTACAATTGGACTGAAAAGTTGCAACCTCAGAGGTAATCTATGCTCGTAACAGTCCCAAACTTGCTCACATATATGGACATCTCGTTGACTCTGCGTCAGCAGGATGCCGCAGACATGGTTCTTGCTGGCCTCCAGAGCGAGTTGGAAGCTTATCTGAGGAGACCTGTTGAGCCAACAGAATTTACCGAAGAATACGTTCTCGACTCAGGCCACCTGGGAGTTCCTATGGGGAGCTTTCTTTCAGTCAACCGACCCGTCGGCGACTCGTTCAGCACAACTAGTCCTGTAGAGAATACGGTCTACACAGAACCTCCTCAGACCATTTACCTACGCAACTCCCCTGTTGTCTCGGTTATCGAGGTTACGGTAAAGCCGCAGTTTGGCGATGAACGAGTGCTCACCGAGGAAAGCGACTATGTAGTCAGACGATACGGAATTGACTATTTCTTTGGATTCTCAAACGACATCGTGACAGTTAACTATACGGCTGGCCTCGACGGTGCAAACATAAAGATGTTCAAGCTGATGATTCTTCGTGCGGCAACTCGTGAAATGCAAAACATGCACGACGATGTTGTTGGCGTAAAAGACCTCAACACAAGAAACGTTGCGCCGCTGGAAACAGGGTTTACCGACCGCGAGCTCGCCTCTGTCAGGAAGTACAGAAGAGTAAGAGTTGCGTAATGGCTAGGACAACTGGCAGAATAACGATTGAGGTTGACGTCAAGGCAGACGACGTCCTTGACCTTCTGGAAAACATGAAAGACAGAGCAAATGATATGCGGCCTGTTTTTAGATGGGCGAAGGGGCAGCTTGAACTAGCCAATGCAGCAAACTTCATGGCTAACGGTCTCCCGACTGGAAGGCCATGGGCACCCCTGGACAAAGACTATGGAACATGGAAGTCAGCACGCTTTCCCGGTACGGGAACGATGGTTCAGACTGGAAATCTTTTCAGAAGCCTTGTCAATATGAACGACTCCGCGGTAAATGTGATTTCAAAAGATACGGCGACATTTGGCACTTCTGTCGAATACGCAAAATTCCACCAATACGGAACCACCAAGATGCCTGCAAGAAAAATAGTATTCACCCCAAGAGAATTCCCACGAGAGCTAGGGATTGCAATGGTCAAATACATGACTCTTGGTGAGGACGGAATCGTATGAGCTTGATGCATGGGCCACAGTTTGCCAAGTCCTATGTCAATGAATATCTAAAATTTGATATTCCCGTTAGAATAATCAGCTATAGGAACGGTTGGAGTGTCGACGACATCACACTTCCGACCCCGGTGGATTTCTTCATCCACGAGCCAATTGCAATGGATACATGGCCGACGATAATCACCGCTGCGATTTCCACAAGCAAATTTGAAAGAATTGGCTATGACGGACCAGACCCCCTCTATAGGGTTGACTACTCAATGCGTACTTATGTTTGGGCTAGGTCGGACGGAGCAGAAGCCGCGACCACCATGCGAGACCGCCTAACGACTGTTCTCAGAGCCGCTATCCTCGACTATCCATGCCTCAAGGCGTACGACGATAGGAATTCTTTTCGTGCAATGATTGACGAATCGACCCTTCGTGAAGAATTCTCTGATTTAACCCTATTGAAGGGTGACAGATTCCTTGCGGGCTCCTACATTTCGTACACTCTGCAAATCGATGAAATTGTTTCCCGAGAGCCAATCGGCACTCTTAACGAGATTGACCTCGAAGTTACTCAAACTGGCGTCCAATTGGACCCAGACACCAACGAAATAAAAGAGCTACCGACATTTGAGCCCATCTGAAGTACAATAAAAAAGGTTTAAAACATAAAACCGTTTACATCAAATCTTTTTAACAGTTGCATTAGAAAAACGTTTTGCATCTGTACAATTGAAACCAATAGGCGGGATTCAAAATCCTAAAACGAGCAACAGGAGTGTCCAATGCCCGGTGTAGTCATTTCGACAGCAGTAAGAACAGGTCCATCAGCAACAACGGTTCGCGAATCTTCGCAACTCTTCGTGGTTGGTAAGGCGGAGCGTGGACCGGTAGACGAAGCGGTACTCATCGAGAGCATCGCTGACTTTGAATCAAAGTTCGGTGGATACCTTTCAAGCTCTTACTTGCACCCAACTGTTGAAACTTTTTTTGAAGAAGGTGGCACACAGTGCTACGTCGCTCGCACCATAGGAGCATCAGCAACATCTGGAACGCTCGAGCTTGACAACTCCGCTGGAGCGCCTGTCATTACACTTACGGCGAATGGTCCTGGAACGTGGAGCGCCGACGTAGATGCCGAAGTGGTTTCAGTGGTTGCCGGAACGTCATTCAAGGTCAACCTGTACTACGACGATGCTCTTGTTTACTCAACGGGAACAGTTACCTCGGCAGCGCAAGCAGCTGGACGAATCAACCTCAGCGCAATAGCGACTCAGTACGTCAGCGCAGCAGCCACAGAAGGTGCAACAACTCTTCCAGTAGCAATTGCAGCAACAGCACTTTCAACAGGACTTGATGGTTCAACAATCGTCGTTGGAAATTATGTTTTCTCTCTCGACCTGTTCAACGGAGCACTTGGTTCTGGTGCTGTTGCTTGTCCTGAAATATCGAACTCGACGATGCATGATGCATTAATTGCACATGCAAACACAAACAGCAGAATTGCAATCTTGCACGATGTAGAGAGTGCAACCATTGCTGAGGTGAAAGCTACAGCAGTTGCGCTGCAAGGTGGGGACAATGCAGAACATGCAGCGTTGTACTTCCCGTGGATTGAGGTTCCAACTACAGTGAATGGTGTAAGCCGATTCATTCCACCAGTTGGTTATGTCGCAGCAAAAAGAGCAACCGCTCACAACCAGACTGGCTCTCACGTTCCAGCCGCAGGCTTGCTCTCAGCATCACGTTTTGTTACTGGCGTAAAGACAGACATCGACAAGACGAACGGTGACTCACTCGACGACAGCTGTGTCAATGCAATTAGAATCATTCAGAACTCTGTCCGAATCTATGGAGCACGTTCATTGTCATCCGATGATGAGAACTTCAGATACATAACAGCACAAGACACCGTGAATCACGTTGTTATTGAAGCTGGCAGAAGCCTTGAAGACCTTGTCTTCAGCACGATTGACGGAAGAAACACAATCTTCAGCGCAATCGAGTCACGCCTTATCGCAATTCTTTCCCCGCTTCGCGACATTGGAGCCTTGTTTGAGGCCTACGATGCAAACGGACGAAAGATTGACTCAGGTTTCACTGTCCGATGCGACGCAAAGCTCAACCCAGTCTCACAGCTTGCCGGTGGCACTGTCAAGGCAAAAGTTGGCCTTCGCGTCAGCAGCATCGGCGACAAAATCGAAGTCGACATTATCAAGTCAAACCTTACGGCGTCAGTCGTCTAACGGAGGAATAAAGCATGCCAAATACCAAAGTTTCACAAAGGCAAGTACTTGGAAGTATTGTGCCAACAAATCAGACACACCCAAAGTGGACAAGCTTCAAGTTTGCTCAGGTGTCTGGTGGTGAGATAACCGCTTCCGTTGAAAAAATCTACGAAGGCGGAAAGCTTCGCCCAACAGTTCTTTGTGCACCATCTGAAATAGGTGACATCACATTGACCGCTCACTACGACTCAGATAGAGTTGCATCAGAGCTTGGAACCGGAATCGCAGAGAAGATTGCCCGTCTCCGCCCACTCGTTGGTCGTGCAGAGTACGACGTAACAGTACAGGTTTTCGACTGCGACCTTGCAGTTCCTGGAACTGACCGCGTCTACTACAAGGCCCTTCTTGTTGGAATCACTGAGCCAGATGGTGACTCATCTTCTGGTGCACCAGCAACATTTGCTTTGACATTCGCAATCCAGGACGTTGAATCTCCAACAGCCTAGTTTCTTTAAAACTAGACAAAAAGTAGTTGCACTGGACCACGCTGTCTATGTGGTAGTTTTTGCCACATGAGCGACAACAGCCTTTACAGCACAGAAGTAGAAATTCCAGTTTCACCAGCAAAAGCAAAGCAGGCCAAAGCAGAGGCCGCCCCAAAGGGCGATACTGCGTTAGACCGACTTCGTGAAGTTATTACCAAGAAGGTAGAACGCACGGTGGTTTTGCTTGAAGTACCAGAACGCCCTGGTGTTCATGTTCGCATTAGTCCGAACATCACCCAGAATCAAATGCGTAACTGGCGTAAAGCATCTGGTGAAGATTCGCGAAATGGCCTTGATGCAACGAAATTTGCATGCATGGTTATCGGTCATACAACCGTCGGAATCGAAATCGATGGAGAAGAAGTATTTGACGATAATGGAAACGAAATCACATTTGCTTCCCCACTTCTCCTTGAGATGACAGAAACGTCACGCCCACTTCCGGATTGCGTTAGAGCATTCTTTGGTGTCGACCCACACGTTGAAGCCGCTGCATTAGCAATTCTTGATGCATCTGGGTACTCAGATACGGTTGATGCCGTGGACCCCTCGAAGGGGTCTTCGACGAACTAGTCGATTCAGCAGAAATTAAAACAGCTGCTCGACTTGGAGAACTGTTCGGGACAGACCCCCTAAAAATCCTTCAATCAGACGACATTGACTGGATGATAAGGCTTGCCTGTGCTAAAGTTATATCCAACGACCGCGAAGAGCAAGAGCGAAAGTCGAAGACTTAGCAGGCCCAAACTGCATAGCTCGGCCGCTTTTACACTCACGTGACTTAAAAACTCACATGGAGCAGTAAAGGTATGGCAGACGAAAAAATCGTCATAAAAATTGATGTAGACGCAAGGACTACCTCGATTGAAAAAACTACGCAGGCAATTAAACGCCTAAAGCGTGAGTCTGGAAAGTTTTCATCAGGACGCAGCGACGTAAACACCTATCTGAACAAAATGGACAATGGGCTGACAAAAAGCACCAATCAACTTAAAAGGCATTTTGACTTCCTTGACAAAGGAGTTAAAGCTTTCGGCGGAGTATTAACTAAATTCGTAACGATGGCCCTAAAGGGTGTAATCCTTGAAATGGCCTTAATGGGCGCTGCAATGATTGGTATCCACGGTTTGTTTATTGCTGGCAAATTTCTCGCCAAAGCCTACGCTGGAGCTATGCAGGTCATAGCCGGTGGTGCTGCCGCTGCTGCCGTGACGATTGCTACTGCCGCAGCGGCAATACGAGAGCAACAGGCCGCAATGTTTGCCTACAGGGGTAAAGGTGCAGGCGAGTTTGGTTCAGGCCTCAATCAAGCGCAAGTTGCTATGCGTGCGCTCCAGATGGACGCGAGCCTGGCTGGTCTTGGTGTGGCAAACCTAAATAAAGCATATGCATCAATGTCGAAAACTATGACAACACCACAGATAAATGCTTCAACTGGGTTGTTCAAATCGCTAATGGACTTTGGTGCTGCAGGCCAAGACCCTGGTGCGGCAGCAGAAAAAGTCGCAGTAATGATTGCGGCCCTTTCTGACTCAAAGAAAAGCCTAGGTGACGTAAAGGCCGCAGCAACAGCAATCGGTCCAGAAATGTCTGAAGCATTGAAAAAAGCCAATGTAAAAACAAAAGACCAACTCAAGCAGTTAATTATGTCTGGAGAACTCGCAAAGCTTGGTGGAGTTGCTGGCCAGTTTGATGCTGTCAATCAAACTCTTATCGGACAAATAAAAACCTTTTTCAATTTAGTGCGTGGTCAGTTTGCTGATTTCGGTGGGCAATTTCTTGAGCCAGCAAAAGTTGCAATGCAGAAAATTTTTAGAATAATATCTCGTGATTTAAAAAGAATGATGGGAGCTGTTTCGGCATTTGGTACTGGGACCCTGATGGATGGACTGGTTTCCGCTGTCGACAAAACAAGCACCTGGATGGTTAATCTTGTAGAAAAATGGCTACCAAGAGCTGAGGGGTTTTTTGGTCGAATCGGGGATTGGTGGGATGGTTTTAAATACGGCTGGAAGCAAATGGTTGACTCGATGCGACCATTCCTTGAAGGTGCAAAGGTTTTAGAAGAAGCCTTCTCACCAATCTGGAGCGCGATAAAAGCTGGCGCACAAAACTTCACGCAATTTAATGACCTCCTACAAGAGAACCGAACCCAAGTTCTAGAATTTGGTGAAAGAGCTGGTGAGCTTATACGTTCGGTTTCTAATTTCGCAATGAAACTTAAAGCAGCATTTTTTGACGTTTTGCCATTGATTAATGATGTTGTTAAGGGCGTTAAAGAAATGTTCGACCTTCTTGCTGGTGGTATGACGAAGTTTGCCGGTGCTGGGATGTTTGGCTCTCTGTTGCCTCTGATGGCCATGTTTGTTGGTGGGAAAAAAATGTCTCAAAATAAGGGCGGATTTCTTCCAAGCAATCTAAGCACAATGAATGTAAATGCAACGAACGTGACCATTGCTGGTCCTGGCGTTGGCGGACCTAGAGCGCCTGGATTTTCAAGTGGGCGCACCGGAGGACCAGTACCAACCGGAACGGGGATGGGTAGCACTCTGCCAACAACTCACGCTGCGTACTACGGTGGCGCAACAGGAACTCCGCGAAACTTAATGGGTCCAGCTGTCGGTCCATTAACACCTGGTTATACGCCTGGAAGACTTGCACAGGCGCGAATGAGAATGCGCTATAACCGTTCAGAAACGCAAATTGGCGCAAGAATTTTTGGAAACGAAAAGGCTGGAATCACAGGACTAAAC